GAAGACAACATCCCCGTACTTATCTACAAATACAACCGCAAACCGATACGAGTTTGCATACCTCTGTACGCGATCAATCCTGATTGGGTACGCGACAATCAAGCTATAGCCGTTATGACTATGGACGATTGGTTATCTATCTTAAAAACTAATTGGGATTTATACGGAAAGTGCTAGGTTGAGCGTGGCTCTAACGACTCCTAGCGTAGCCGAACGATTATAGTGAGGGTTTGCTTGGGGTAGCCGCCTCACCTGGAGAAGCATCGTTTGATTCATCCATACTAGGTGGCAAGTCTACCGCTTTCGGAGCAGACTCAGCTTGTAATGGCAAGAACGATTTGATTTCGTTACTTGGACCATACTCTCCACTTTCATCCTCTACTATGACAACTCTGGCCTCAAAAGTTTTGTTTTGAAACTCCCAAGCAGTCTTAGGAACTTCTTTGAAACCAACCGCTTTTGCCAAACGAGCAAAGTCGTTATTGGCGTAGCCTCTAATTTCTTCTTGCTTTTGTTTGTCGTCATTTGTGTACCAAAGATTGAAGTTCTTTCTCAACTTCCATCCCGCGTAACTATCACCTGTAACCTCTGTCTCTAGTTTCAAGTAATCGTTTCCAGCAGCTGATGTTGTCTTTTCGCAAGACAATATTACGACAGGGTAATCACCCTCTGGAATTGCAGAGCTACTCTCTGCGGCATCCAAATCTATATCCAATCCTTCAAAGTCACTCATTCTGCACCTCCCGCAAATCCGAGTTTGTTAATTACACTAGCTAGATCAGGTGACTCAAACCCGTCTAACTTACCTGAACGATCCTTGGCAATATAGTTCTGACCAATTCTCGTTTGTAACCATCTTGAGGTGACGGTTTTACCTTCTTCATTTTCGTCGTCAAACGTACGAAGAACCAAAACTTCATCAAAGAAGTAAGGTATCTGCGTAGGAAGTTTGGCGCCAACCATCATAGGTTGGTAATGATATGCCCCTGTCTGTTCATCACGTTCTCTGCTTTGTTTGGCAATGAATATGACGTGGACAGGCAAATCTCTAAACCTACGCATCGTTTTAATCATCACTTCGATGACCTCACCGTACGCACGTCTAGGATCTTTGCTTTTGGCTTTTTCTTGCGAAAGCAATATTTCAGCCATTTCCGTAACACTATCAAGACAAACTGTGTCGTATTTAAGTGTTCCGTTCTCTAGTAGTTGAGCTATCTCTTCTATTTCAGAAGCCTCTTTGACTTCGATCGCATCGAGGTCAGGAGCATCTTTAATAGACAGAAGACCACTCTCCATACTAACGACTAATGTTTTACCAGGAGCCGTTTGACAAAGAGTTGTTTTACCCGCACCACTTTCGCCGTATACTAAAAGTTTGGCGCCTTGCGACTCAACTAAATCGCTCGGTGACTTGATGCGGTCCTGAATACTTATGTTCATTTTTTTCTCCAGTTGTTAATGTAAATGTTTTCAGTTACAATTCTAAGAAAACACAATTAGACATATAGTACAGATGAACAAAGCAAAAATCAACCCGAATCAATGGAAGATAAATTACTTCCACAGACAACAACAAATAGGCGAAAAAGAACTGATGGATTTATACAGTCAGGGACTTGAGCCTGCATTTAAGGAGCGTGAAGTGAAACGAGTAACACTTAGTAAATATATCGAGTTTATAGGTATAGATACGGCGGCAAAATTATTTGATTGCTCGCCGCATACAGTTAAAGCTTGGAGGTATGGCAATAGGCAACCTTCAACCGAGCAAGCCAAAAAAATAATTATGGCATCAGAAGGCAAGCTAGACTTCTTTTCAATATACGGTCCTATTGACGAAGAAAGTAAAGATACAAGTGAAGCGGTTGAATAGTGTTAAACGTCAAAGCGTCCGCGCAGGATTCTGCGTTGGAACTCGCTCTTGCGTATGCGGAAAGTGGCTATAGCCCTGTACCCTTACTGCGCCATAACAAAGTACCACCAAAAGAGTTAGGTGGGTGGCAAAAGTTCAAAGAACGACAACCGACGACAGAAGAGATAACAAAATGGTTTCAAGGCCGAGATGACCTTGTTGTAGCTCTGATATGTGGCAAGTTTATTGTTGTTGATGCCGATACACCAGAAGCTGTCAATTGGGCAGAAACCAATTTACCAAACACACCCTGTAAGGTTGCAACAGGTAAGGGTATGCACTACTACTATAATAACCCTGAAAACTTTACGACCTATGTAGCAAGAAGAACCGATACATCAGATCCAGCCAAACTTATTGATATAAGAGGAGAGGGCGGCTTGATTATCGCACCATATAATATTCATGCGACAGGTGCGATATACGAGCCAAAGTTTATTGAAGAGTGGGATTGGCATGATACAAATGATCTGCCTGACCTGACAAAAGAACATTGGGTGATGATTACAGGTGTAGATAAAGTAAACACCAAAGCAATATCCCAACCCTTTGAACTGACAGGTGTGGTTCAAGGTAGTCGTAATGATAACGCGGCAAGATTAGCTGGCAACCTTATAGCAAAAGGCGTATCAATAGAAATGGTTGAGTTCTTCGTACAGTCTTGGAATCAACAAAACAAACCACCTTTACCTAGATCGGAAGTATCAACTACAGTAAACTCAATACAAAAGACACACGATAGAAAGAACCAACAAGCGCCAGCTTTCATACAACGTACCTACAACGTGAAAGAACCAATAGACCTCTACGAACCACCAGGCATACTCAAAGATGTATATGAGTATTCTGAGGAGATAGCGCAGATACAACAACCTTCATTATCTTTGCAGACTTCACTTGCTTTAGGTTCGGTAGCACTTGGTCGTATGTACAAAACAGATATGAACAACTTCTCGTCTTTGTTCTTTATGTGTATTGCAAAATCAGGACAAGGCAAAGAGAACGTCAAGACAGTTATAGAAACCATACTAGAAGGGGCGGGGTTTGAAGATTTAATGGCAGGGGATGGTTATACGTCTAGTGGCGCGGTATACAGTTTACTGCGCCATAAACCAACACACGTAACCGTTATGGACGAATTTGGTAAAAGGCTAGAGTCAATATCCAAATCAACCAATTCAAACAAGGAAGACGCTATACAGGTGCTTATGGAGGCTTGGGGGCGCTGTCACGGTACTTTAAGGCCAGATAACTACTCTATGATGACCTTTACTCAAAAACAGCAACAGGAGGCTTTAGATCGCCATACAATCAAACCAGCGATTACTTTGGTAGGTATGTCAGTTCCGAGAAACTTTTACGGCGCTTTATCAACAGGACGTATCGTTGATGGATTCTTAAACAGGTTCATCGTAGTTGAATCTAAACTACCCAGAACGGTGGGGAGAATGGTCCCTTATATAGAACCATCTTACAAAGTATGTGAATGGTTGAGACAAGTTAGAGCGCCTATGAACGATATGGAGGAGATAGCAAGAGACAATGCAGAGATGAATCTCAGTCAAAGAGTAATC